AAGTCCTGGATGAAACTAATGACACCCATTGCAAAAACAACAACAATAAATACCTGTGCTATTCTGCATGCGATATAATCATAAATCATCGTGGTGCAAACTCCTGTTGCAGTTTAATATTATCCATAAACTCTTTCTTAGTTCCTGGATCCTCTTTAAAAGAACCTTCTAGCACTGTAGTTTGTGTTAGACTACTATGTGCCATGATGCCTCTATTCTCACAACAACCATGCGTTGCCTGAATGTATACACCTATGTTCTTTGAGTTCGTTGCTTTCTTGATTTCACGTGCAATGTCATTACACAGTTCTTCCTGTAAGGTTCCACGCCTTGCACACCACTGTGCGATACGTGTGTATTTGCTAAGTCCAATAACTTTACCATTTGGAATGATACCAATGTATGCCACACCAGATACTGGTTGGTGATGATGTGAACAAACACTCTTTAGTTCGCTTCTTACGACCAGCATACCTGTGTAAGCATCTTCGCCTTCATTTGGAAATGCTGTTGCAGTAGGAATCTTGTCATAACGTCCCTGCATTAATTCATTATAATACATTTTAGCAAGGCGTTTAGCAGTGCCTTGGCTATTAGGATCAGTTGCACGATCAATTAATAGTGCGTCTAAAACGCCTTCAAACTTCTCTGCTGCTTCTTCAATAAGTGTTTGCTTTTCACCCTCATAGATGAATTCGCTAATATTATCGCCCGCCCAATGACGCTTGTTTGCATCCTTCAACCTGCGTGTTACTTCTTCGTATTTTTTCAATTTACTTCTCCGATGTTAAGGCAGTGGATTGCCATTGTTGTTATTTTAAAACCTTTAGTAGATTTCCGCAACCGAAATAATCTCCATTTAGTTTTGCTACCTGTTTATTTAGGCTTACGAGATGGTCCTCGTAATTTTCCATATAATCAACAATCTTGTCCATTACTTTCTGCTTGTGCATTTTATATGACTCCATTGAATCTGTCCATGAACTTGGATATAAGAATTCTTCCACAGCCATTTCACTGTAACTGAGCCTATCTGGAACCATAGGAAGTGCACCTACCAGTGCGCCTTCATACCAACTGATGCCTAACGTTTCTTGTAAATTTGCACTAAACACAAGTTTCGATTCACCTAGCAAGTTGTGGTATTCATTCTTTGACAGTTGCTTTTCTTGACAAACTACAAAGTTGTATTGTGGTAATGATTCTTTTAAATCTTCAAATATAGGCAGTTGCTTTTCTGGAGCAATTCTGTGCGGAAATAGCACAGTATCCGTCTTGGGCATATTCTTATACATTGCTAAAGTATTTTCCATGTATTCAAACGGCCAACCAGTTCTTACTACTTTTGCTGTGTCAAGTTCAGGAAAACTTTTAAAGAACATGTCGATATGGAATTCACTTGCAAAGAAATTATGATCAAAGCATTCATACATGCTTCTTTCAGCATTCCTTACCCAAGGTTTGTTACCTATTAGCCTGCCAAGGAAATCAGCAGGATCATAAGAGCCAGCATGCCATAAGCCACCGATTCGTATGTCCACATTGAGTAGTTCAGCCATGTATTTAAGTTGTATAACAGTCGGGTTCCAAGCATCTGTATATAGGAAATAATCTCCATCTTTTACTTCTCCTTTGCAAAATGCGTTAGCAATCTGCATTAATTGATTAGACTTATAAACATTAGTCCCACCAAAGTTAAGGAACGCCCCAGGTGTTGTAGCCTGAGGCGTATCCCCTCCGTTAAGAACTTGCACAGTGTGGCCGTGAGCCTTCAGCAGTTTAGGAAATTCGGTCTTCCACTGTTTTGTGTAGCGTGTTTCTACTGCTTCGAGATCAACCAGCCATATTTTCATTAGTGCTTGTTCCTTTTGTGGTTACGGTTTTTAAACTGCCGATTACGATTAGTAAATGCTCGCCAAACGTAACTGGAGTTATTGTAAAGATCCTTTTCATTAAAAGGATAAAAGTTTCCGCGGTTATCTTGATTGAACCGACAAAAGTCTTTAAATTTTTCGAGGTCATTAAAGACACGATTGTAGGCTTCGCGATTGAATTGAACTGCCATTTGTTTGTTCCTTTATCTAGCATACTCAATGTGGGCACCGTTCTCTCCATCTTCACTTACGTCAATATGGACTTCACGGCCTGGGTGTTTAGCAATGATCTGATTGTATAGATCATCACAAATCATTTCACAACTCTTATAATCTAGTTCAAGGGTTTTCTCCTCATAAAGTTTTTCTAACCAACGTTTAAATTGAATAAACTCAATATCTCTGTCGTTGTGTGTTACAGTGATACCGACCTTAAAATGGAATATGTGTCTGTGGGGATAACCCAAAAACGAAACATCATATTCATCTCCTGTTGCTAGACTAGGATCATCCAGTGCCGCAGGATACTTGTGGATACCTTCCTTGCGGAACGTAACCCAAATCATACGTTTTGCCGTATTCATAATACGTCTGTGATTGTCTTCTGCCATTGCTTCTTTCATCATTTCATCAGTTATGCTCATAGTATACTACCTTTTTTGTTAGTTGTCATCCACTATTTTATCGTTTTTGTATTCTTCCCATTCAGTAAATTTTGAACGATCCATTAAGTCATGCAGTGCATGGCACCAAACACCTGGATTGGTTGCTTGGAAATCCTTGTCATCAATCTTAATCATTGTGTTATAATTCCACTGTTTTACATAAGGAACTGGAACACGTAGTTGCGGAATAAAGTTTTCGTATTCAACTAATGGGCCTTCCAAGAATAGTTCGGCAGCATTAAGAGGAATATCTAAACTACACAAATACCCGTCTTTAAGAAACGGCTCAATCATTTTCTCCCATTCTTCGTAATAGTCTGCACTGTGTTTTTGCGAAGCAGGATCATAACTATGATTGGCACCGAAAAATATATGTTTATGTTCGTTTAAGTGTTCACGAATGCTTGAGGATGAATTAAGCCCTGTAACAAATAATGTAAGTTTTTTGTATGCAGGAGTCTTTTCAACTTCAAATCCTGAAAAGAATGTAACATCTTCGGCAGTGCCAGTTTCATAATCACGTTTCATTATGCGTGTTCCTTCTCAATCCTATAAATTTCTTGTTTCATTTTTAAACGATTCTTTTTCATTTCAGATATTTCTTCGTCCATGAACTTTCCGGTTTTTTCCATACCATCGATCTTTTTATCTAGATGTCGATGTGTTTCTTTTAACCATTTAAGTCTTTGAGTATAGTCACCCATCTTAGGCCTCCTGTAGTTCAGTTTCCAGTTTATCTAGTGCCTCATCCTCTCTATCGTCGGACCAAGGCGTCTGTTCTTCTCCTTCGTCATTTACTTCAACGAACATTCTGTTAAATTCGTTAGTAACACCGCCACGCAGTCTTGCACCTTCTAGGTCTCTAAGGAAACTGTCTGCTTCTTTAATCATTGCAAACGCTGCCTCTTTAGTTGGCTGCTCGAACAGTTCTTCAACAAACTTATCAAAATATAAAATGTTACGTGGAACCCAGTCACTGTATTCGTCACTCTTATCTGCTTCCTTGACCTTTCTCCAACGTCTCCAGTCTGGACGTTCCTTAGCCAATTCAATATCAGTTAAGTTATTAGCACGTTGAACAGCAACAATGTGTTGATAAACATTGTGTGCCATCATAAGTGCATACCCAAAACTATCCCACGATGTTTTTCCTTCCTTGCCAATCTTGTTTAGCATTCCTGGAGCATAGTGGCATATGTCTGCGATGCTAAGGCGTCTGCCAATTTCGCTTTCGAACGGGAAAGGAATATCATGCCGTTTGGCAAGACTCTTATTATCAGGGGCCTTGTCCATAATAACGGACCAACGTTTACTTGTGTGTTGGCTGTTAGTATACACCAGCCCATGTGCTGTAGCAATAAACGGACTTGCGCAGTCGAAACTGATTGTAAAGTTTTCATTAATGTGTTTCCTAACCTGTCGTTGAATAGAAGTAAGATAGCATGACCAATCAAGTTGAGCAGTTCCTAGAAAGTGCATCCAGTCCTTGCCTTCTAGCATACCATCAAATTTTAATGTTATTAAACGCTTCAGTGTAATAGGCATCTTGCACATATTAGCACCACCCATTGCCCAACCTTCACAGGCTTTGTCACCCCAAACTTTAGTGTCGGAGAATTCTTTGACACCATCATACCACTTCTCAGCAGTATCCCAGTCTGAACCCTGTAATACGTTTAGGAACTTAGTAGCACCAAGCCTACGCTCTAACCAATACTTGTTATTAAAACGTGTCTTGTCCAAGCAGTCTTGAAAGTCTTTAAGTCCTGTTTTAGGAGCATGAATATGATCACACGCCCAAGTCGGAACATCAAGCAGCATGGACCAATCTGCTGTAAGCTCTAACCAGTTAAGAATATCATCTCTTGTCTTGTTAGCGGCAGCACCTTCAAAGTTTAACCAGTCAAACTTTAATACACCCTTACCAACCTGGTAACCACCTGAGTCACCTAGTATCATAGTCTTGCCACGATCACGTGTTTGCACCATTGCATCTTGATCCATTGTCTTTTCCAAGTTCAATTGTGCATGACCCGCAGAATACAGTCCATACTTGTATGTGTAGTATCCTTCTTCTTCATTTAAAAAGTTCATGCCTTCGATACCACGATCAAAGCCTTGTGGAATACGATCCTTTGGAATGAACTCTCCCTTACGTTGTTTAGCAATGTATGTGCTAAAGAAAGAACTAATGGCAGGCAAATACACTGCGTAGTCTTTCTGTAGTGGTGTTAAGTTTACTGGTTTTTTCATATTGTTATTTAGACCGCCTGTGCTGGAATGATATATTTGTAATTTGCTAATCCACTGTCAAGTGTGATCTGAATAGCACCCTCATTTGAAATACTCATTTTAGTGTTATTAACATCCGCAATTTTAAGAATGCTCAAGATGCTTGCAACAGGCCAAGTCCAACCTTTATCAAGTTTTCCTGTTACATCAGTTGCAAAGATAAATTCGCCACCGTGTGTTGATGCATCACCAAAGATAAACTTTAAATTACCATTCTCAGTCTTTGCTAAGAAAGTTGGATGTTCTGGATTAGCACCTGCTTGGAAACTAAATCTTTGAACAGATGCAAGTGTCGGAACAACTTCTACATCCCAGTTCACACCACGAAACTTTACAGTTTTCATTTTCTCATTGATGATTTCTTGATTCATAAAACGATAGTCGTTTTTAAAATCGCCATCCTTGTTTTCAAAATGAATTCCTACTGGAATAGTAGAACCATTTCTTTCTGCACTAGTAATGCTAATTTTAGCATCATCTTTGTATTCACTACCGTCGATTAAGTATTTTAGTTTCTGTAGTTGTGGCATACCGAAAGTGCCGAGCATATCCGGATATGGATTATGTGTATCTGCTTCCATAATAACTGATCTATCATCAGCCATTGAAAACATTCCTGTTTTGTCTGCTTCGCCTGATACTTTTACAGTAGTTAGGAATCCTAAGTTCTGTGTATGGCTAACAATGTCTTGTAAGATATCTTTCATTGAATTCTCCTTATCTTTATATTATATTTAGGTTTTGTATAAAACGCAAGAGTTTTTTTACTCAAAATCAAATAATTTGTTAAAATTGTTATCATTACGAGTCTGTCTTATGTCCCAATCCAAAACACCAATTAGGTTATTGAGTTTTTCATCGATCACTGTGTTCTCCATAGTTGCATCGTCGAATGGTAACTCTTTAAACCATTCCGGCAGTCTTAATTCATCTACCGGGTATGCAACACTAGTATACCCCATTGGATTATCTTTTACCTTACAAACAATAACCTTTGCACCGTCTGTAATGTTTACAGAATACTTGTCACCGTTCATGCGCTTTAGTGTATTCCAATTGATACTTGCTCTAACATGTCCAGGCATATTAACCTTGCCCTTCTTCTGTTCTTTTGCTCCGTATTCAGTAATTTTGTTTGCACGTTTAGGCGAACCTTTTTCCCAGCCAGGACGAGCCTTGAACTCTGTTCTAAATTCTGTTATGTAATCAAGAACACGTTCTTTTTCTTGTCCTTCTAGCACCATTTCCAAAACATTCTTTAGGAAGTCCTGAATAACAACAGGAGTATCACTACGCTTCAGATCCAAGCCCATTGCCTTGATCTTTCCGTTCTTCCCATCAGTATCAGTTCTAAATCCTTCAATGTCATAATAAAAAACTGCATATCGTTTCTTTGTGATGAACAATCCTTTACTGGCAACAATCTCTCTACCAGCAGCAATAACTTCTGCACGAGTCTTAGGACAATGAAATCCTTTTGCCATAAACTTACCAAAGGACTCGTTAGCAGATTCACCGATTGTGTCATACAGTTCAATTACACTATCTCTAGTCCACGGAATAGCACCTGAATCAATATCTTTCTTTAATGTGCTATATGCACTAAAGTATGTGGAGTCTGTATCACCATACACAATTGCTTTGCCTGTATGGTTGTATTCACCTGTAATTATCTCATTGATCTTTGCAGCCATGTGTTGTGTAATGGATCTTCCTGTAAGCGTAACGCTTTGACCAATCCTATTGTCGAAAAACCTACAACCAGGATTAAGAATAGCACCATACAAACTGTTAAGTAGAATTTTCTTAACCAACTGTCTCTTTGCCCAGTATTCTTCTTCAATTTTGTTTCCTGCATTTTGACTTTCTTTCTGCTTTGCCTGCATTTCTTTACGTTCTTTATACCAACGTGCAAGTAGTCCTGGAATAATACCTTCCTTCTCATATGTAAAGATTGTGCCATTAGCACTCAGCATCCAAGGTTGATTACTTTCATAAATTAGATCATAAACTTGTGCGGCACTTAGTTTATCATTATCGCCATTTTCCCAATCAATAGTAATCTCTCTGCTAATCTCCTTGTCCATCACAGAGCTATATTCAACACTGCCAAACATGCCTTCCCATGCACTTGCAAAGGATTTACCTTTGGCCATTTGTCCATCGATATGTGCCTTGGTTCCGTCCTGACGTAATTGTCCAACAACTGTTTCAGGACCCATATTCAATGCCCGAATAACACTTGGATACAGTGAATTCAAGTCAACACTGCCAATCCATTCATGTATGCCCTTCTTGGGATAAGCAACATACGCACCTGCAGCAGGCTCACTGCCTGGCTCACGCTTCACTCTGTTAGGAACAATCATTCCACGCCTGTGTGCTTCGTTGATAATTCCCTGTTCAGTAACAGCAACAGCACCCATTGTTGTTGAAATCAATACTGTGTTTTCATGTGCAATAGTATTTGCTAGATCAATGAATTTAAGTTTGTTATCTAGTTTATCAAGTAGTGCAGTATCCTGTCTGTTATATTCAATGAATGTTCTAAAGTCGTTGTTGTAAAGAGCATCAAGACTTCCTTCATAGACAGTTTTCCTTTCACCAACTTCCAGTTCGCCAATTGCATCCAGTCGATACGTATGGCGTTCCTCATAGTTGTATTTTCTATAAAGTTCTAAACTATCAACATGCACACGCCCGATTAGATCATATGTAGTTGATTCCTTACCAAACTTTTCATATGTTCTTTTCTTAGGATACTGATCCCACAAGCATAGTCTACGTGTATCTTCCTTGCTTAGAACCTTGATGATTCGATTGACTGTATAGGGCATATCATATCCCTCACTGTTCCAACCACTTAATACATCTGCATCCTGTATCAAGTCGAGAAATGCATCAAGCATATCTGCTTCGTTATCATATAGAATAGTGTTTGGTATGCCTTCAATGGCTTTCTTGGCTTCTTCCATGTTTAGCGTCTTAGGAGGGATGGCTAAACAGATAAGTTCGTCCATCCACTGCAAATGAACTGCTATGGAAGTGATAGGCATGAATGCATCTTCTGGTGAAGCATATCCACGCTCGGGATCGAAATCAACCTCGATATCCCAGAATGCAATGTTTAGTTTCGGAGCATCTACATTTAAGTAATTATCTTCCAAGCATCTATAAATTGGATTGATATCGCTTTCGAATAATTTTTGGTTGCTGTGTATTGCAAGTTCCTTACGCAGTTCTTTAATATTCTTGCAAGAAACTCTTTGTAAAGGATCACCGTATATGGAAGTATGCTTACCTCTAGGATCCTTATAATAAAATATATGTCTGGGTTGATGTTCTGTGAAATATCTTTTGCCGTTTTTTCTTTCAACGACTCTGATTGTATCTTCATTGCGATCATAGAACGCATCTACGTAACTCATCTTTTCTCCTTTATGTCACTTAGGGCTGACAAATACCTAAAAAGTCCTTTTATGGCGGACAACACCTTCTTCATTAATACTTAGCCTGTAACAATGCCCAACACCTGTTTAGTGATTCCGTAAGCATAGATTATTGTTAGAACACCATTTAAAACAATCAAACTTCTTTCGTTCCAAAGAAATCCTACTATCGTCCATAGCGTGGAAGCAATAGCAAATCCGTATACTCCATACATCTCGTTAGGAAATTGAGAAAGTAAAGTTGCTGCCGAAAGAAGAACTGCTGTCGCTGTCCATGCTAACGGTTGATATGGTTTACTCTGTGGTATTGCTTTCATCCTCTTCCTTATCTTCTGCTGCTAAATTGTTTGGTGCCATCATTGGCAATCCGCCTCTATCAAACCATCTTTTATCGTCAGTAACATAACAATGGGATTTAAAATTATTCCCATCCATGCCCTTCATAATCAATTGTTTCTTGTGCAATTTGCCTTTATATGTTGTATAATCGGCTTGGACCAATCTCAATGGAATTGCGCCGCCGCCATAAATTCTATCGACCGGATCATCGTTCGGTCCTATATTATTTGAAACTATTATTTTACCATCATCCATTGCGTTTATCGATTGCTTCTTTGATATGCTTTAGATGATCAGGAACTTTCCAACCAAATACTGATGCTAGATTAACTCCGCTACTTTCGTATTGTTCTTCCTTTACACCTTTTTTCATACCAAACCCATAACCACCTTTGGTCTTTGTGTGTATCTTGGGGTCATAGTGTGATACATTTTTATAGTCCTGCATTGCTGTTTTCTTTCTCGGTTGTTTAGTTTTAGGTTTCTTTCTATGTGTCATACTCTAAATTCAAACCAAAGCCTATCTTCCACTGCTCGATATATTCTAAATTGGATAGGAGTTAGTCCGTTCTTATACTTTTTATTGTTTAGTTTCTTATACCAAGACTCAAGTTTAACTGGTCCTAATTTTTCCACAAACTTTTTAACCTTTTTATTCATACTGTATAATAACACGTTATTAGGTAGTTGTCAAGAGGGATTTTTAACTTCTTCTACTTTGCCTTTTTTGCTACAAATAGGGCAGGTAAATTCTCTATCTTCCATTTTGAGCTTTTCTTCCATAGTGGGCATGGTCCAATAAAAACTACATTCGTTACAAGTAATGTGCCAAATAGTTTCTTTCTGTGTCTTAAACATTACCACCAACCTGATGCTACACCGTAACCAAACACATTTACTATAGCAAAGTAACCTGTTAACAACATTACCCATGCTGCACCTCTACGTAAAGATGCATAACATTGTGTAATACTACCCACAAAGAATCCTGGATATACTATAAGCATGTTAGGATCTCTTGCTGTTAGAGCAAGTGTCATGCTTGCACCAACCGTGAATACGAAACTAACAAGTTCGAGTGCAAATGCAACTCTATCACTCTTATAACTGTTAATCCAAAATAGTTTAGTTTGCTGGATTAGTTTATTCGTCATCTGCACGTGGGCCACTAACATCATTTGGTAAGTTCTTGGTAATGCCCAAGATGCTTTCAATTTCAGTCCATTCTTCTTCGTGCTTGTTCCAATCGCCTTTGTGTGCGATCTTAATTGCTTTATTAATTACAGTAGGCTTAATCTGAAGTTCTTCTGCTACTGCTTTTACAGTATCTTTCAATCCTTCATTTAAATCTTCTACTTCACGCAATACATTAGAGCCTTCCTTAATTAGGCGTTCTAGTTTTGCTTTCTCTTCTGGTCCATAACTTCTCGACATGTTTTTCTCCTATTATTAATTGTTTACTGTTCGCTTACTTTATATCTAAAATTTCCGGAAACGCTTATGCGATAATCATCCGCTGAAAAGAACGGATAAACACAATGCGAAGTCGAAGCAGGAAATAGAACAAAACTATTTTCCATTTCTTTACTGATAGATATTGTTTCATAAGATACTCTGCCTAATGTATCTACGTAATGAAATTCAAAATCACCACTACAATTTTTATTTGATTGTTGTCCTGGTGATACTAATTCTTCTTGACTTTTTGTATAAGGAATTTGAATCCATATAACAAATGACATAACTCCTGCATGGTCATGTGCAGGATTGAATTCATATTTTTCCTGAAAATTAACCCAAAGATAATCTAATACCAAAGGAACATTATCAGTTAATGCATTTAATGT